CACCATCACAATGAAGCGCGGAAAAAGGAATGAATCATGAATCTCATCAGAACATTTGGTGCAAATCTTGACCAAGATACCACCAGCCACCCAAAAGTCACCGGGACATTTTCCCGGCCGGCGGAGGCTGTTGCTTATACTGCTGGCGACATAATCGCCAACAGCGGGACGCCTGGTGCAGTGGTCAATCAGTTCGATTTTGATCTTGACGTTGACATGGACTGATGAACAATGCCCACACGCCGCACCACGGAGCCGACAGTAGAGCCGATCACACTGGCCGAGGCGAAGATACATCTGCGCGTTGACGGGACTGCTGAAGATGCCTATATCACCACGTTGATAAAGACGGCGCGAGCGGCATGTGAAGACAGGATACAGCGCACGGTTCCTTCAACCGGGCTGACGCTGACGCTGGACAAATTTCCGTCAGCGATCAAGCTGGAAGGCCCGCCCATCGTCAGCGTGGCAAGTCTGGTCTACATCGACACTGCAGGAGTATCGCAGACGCTGAATCCGGCAGATTACATCGTGGACACCATCAGCGAGCCGGGCTTCATCGTGCCGGCACCGGATAAGGCATGGCCGGCGACTCAGGACAGGATCAACGCTGTTAACGTGGTTTACACGGCTGGTTATACAAGCGTCCCGGAGCCGCTGGTGGCATGGATGCAGCTTGCCATTGGTGATATGTACGACAACCGATCACGCAGCGCGGCACAGCCGGCAGTAGTGCAGGGATTCGCTGATTCGCTGCTCGATACATATCGGATATTTGGATGAGCGTGCGCGCGGGTCTGCTGCGGCATCGTGTCATCCTGCAATCTCCAGCAGGCACCCGTGACGCGATGGGCGAGCGGGTTACCACATGGACAGACGTTGCGACAGTCTGGGCGCGAGTGCGGCCGCTCAGTGGGCGTGAAGCCGTTGTTGCGGCACAGCAGCAGGCATCGACAGATCATGTAGTAGAGATTCGCTATCTTGCCGGTGTCGAGCAGTCCTGGCGCGTGCTGTTCGGCGCTCGAATTCTGGTCATTACCGGGATTTTGAACCCGGAAGAGAAAAATGAAATGCTGATTTTGCACTGCACGGAAGGCGGTCGCGAAGAATGAGCATCCAGTCTCAGATCGTCACTGCTCTCGCAGCCGTAGCAGGTGGGCGTGTGTATCCCCAGGCCGCTCCGCAGGATGCAGCAAAGCCGTTCGTTGTCTACCGCACTGCAGCATCTGAGCCGGTCATGACTGTTCACGGTTACGCCGGGCTGACGCGTTCACAGTTCGTTTTCGATTGCTGGGCCGGCACCGCTCTAAGCGCACTGGATACAGCAGACGCCGTTCGTGTGGCGCTTGAGATACCGACGCTTACTTGGGTGCGAGAGCCGGCGCCGGAAAACGGTTATAGCCCGGAGTCTGATGAGTTCTCTGAAAGTGTCACGTACTCATTTTGGCATTCTTGATTTACAACGTTTCAACCGAAAGGAAATACGATGGCAACCCCAATCCTGCTTTTAAATACGAAGATCGAAGTTCAAAAAACGCTCGGCTCGACGAAAACAATCACCGCGATCAGCAAGGCGTCTGAGGCTGTTATCACGGGCACGCACGATTTCAGTATCGGCGACCTTATCTTGATCGCTGCCGTTGTCGGCATGGTTAAGATGAATGATCGAGTCGTCCGCGTGAAATCGGTATCGACTACAGTTTCATTCGTCGCAGAGGAAATCGACTCAACCAACTTCGCGACATATGTATCCGGCGGCACCGCCACCAAAATAACTGCATTCGATTCGTTCGATAACGTCACGTCGTTTTCGTTCCCGGAGCCTGCCCCCACGCGGCTTGATACCACGACCGTGCACGACACGATAAAAAAAGAAGTGTTCGGACTGGACGAAGCGCCGCAGATAACGCTCCCGATGAATGCTGACCCGCTAAGCGTAACGGTTAAAAACATCCGGGCCGCATCGCTGGCCAAAGCATCGCGGGCATTCCGCATAACGCTTCAGACCGGAAACGTGCTGCTGCTTAACGCGTTCGTTTCCGGCGGTCGCGGGCTTGATGGTGGCGTTGGTGCAGTAGCCACAGCAAGCGCATCGCTCACGTTGCTGTCGGATGAGCAATGGCTGGCCTCGTAATGTCACTCGTTGAAAAAATCAAGCAGGCGCGAGTTCTTCGCATCAAGGTCGGCGAGATGACGTTTATTGCTCGCCGGCCAACGGTGGAGGAATACAGCATCCTTGCTAAAGATTCGACGCGTGATCCTGACATTGCGCGGCGGTTCGTCGCTGGATGGGAAAACGTGAAAGAATCAGACTTATTCCCAGGCGGCGGCGATGAGCAGATAGCCTTTGACGCCGATCTGTGGAGTGAGGCTGTCGGCGATCTGCCGGAAATCTGGCGCGAGATTGTGGGCGCGCTTATCACTGCGACGAATGAGCACATCAAAAAGCTAGGCACAGCGGAAAAAAACTGAGTTGCTGGCTTGAGGGAATCAGCCTCGCATCGAAAATGCCTGGTCTCAAACCAGCGGAACTCAGTGCAATAAATTCATCTGCTGTGCGTGCTTGGAACATGATGGGCGGCATTGACTGGCAAGCGTTGCCTATCGTTGCAGAGATCATCGGGTCGGATGATGTCGAGGCGCTTGTGATTGCGCTCCTGCAAATCAAAGAATACCAGGACGCTAAAAATGGCTGATGGCATAGAAATGAAACTGACCGGTATAGAGGGCGTGCAAAAGGCGCTATTCTCGTACAGTCAGCAGCTTGGCGATAGGGTTACCCTTGCGTCGCTATCTGTCGGCGCGCGCTTCGTGCAGCGAACGGTAAAGCAGACCGCTCCGAAGCGCACAGGTAGACTTGCGCGGGCGATTGTTGTAAAGCGATCTAAAATTAATTCGCCGAAACGTGGCAGTAATAAAATTGGCGTGTTCCTTGCCATTCGTCGAGGCAAGGGCAAGAAGGATCCAAAGGACGGCTTTTACGGGGCATGGGTAGAGCGCGGGTATAACGTTCGCGGCAAGTCCAGGGGCGGCGCCGGAGGGCGTGGTAAAGGCCGAAAATCATTACCCGGCAAGCGAGATATACCGGGACAATTTTTCATGCGCAATTCATTCAACCGGACAAAAATAGCTGCCGTTGATTTGATAGTCAGAGCGTTTATTGCCGGGGCCGAAGTGGTTAAACGAAAGGTAGGGTTGCGATAATGCCTCAAGGCGTAACGATCGATTTCAACGCTAACATAGCGCGTTTCACATCCAGCATTGACAAAGCCACATCGAAATTAAATAAGTTTCAGTCGAATGCGTCGCGCATTGCCGGCAATCTTAAAAGCGTTTTTGGGGCGCTTGGCGTTGGACTTGGCATTGCAGGCATCGCTGCGCTTGTTAAAAGCTCGATCAACGCGCAGGACGAAATATCAAAGCTGTCGCAAAAGACCGGCATTGCTGTTGAATCGTTGACCGGGCTTGGCTTTGCCGCAGAATTGTCTGGAACTGACGTTGATACAGTAGGCAAGGCGGTTCGCAAGTTCTCTGTTCTGATCAATGACGCAAACAGAGGGCTGAAGACGGCGCAAGACGAGATTGAGGACCTCGGATTAGATTTCAAAAAATTAAAAGACCTTTCGCCAGAAGAACAGTTTTTCAAGCTCGCTGACGCTATTAAAGAATTCGGGACTGAAGATCGAGCCGCCGCTTTAACTGGCGTCCTGGGCGACAAAATGGCTGCCCTGGTTCCTCTTGTTTCTCTTGGTGCGGATGGCATGCGTAAGCTGACTGAAGAGGGCAAAATACTCAACCCAGTGACAGCAGAGTCAGCGGCTAAGGCCGAAGAATTCAACGACAATTTGTATCGACTGAAAAAGTCAGTAGGAACATTCGGCGTTAATGTAGCAAGCGGCATGGTTGGCCCGTTGACCGATATCACGAATGCCATGATTCTAGCTCAAAAGGAATCTGGTTTTTTGATGGCAGCGTTGGTTGCGCTTGGCGGTGTCGGCGCTGCTCTGTTTACCGGAACCTTTGACACCAATGCCGATAAACTTAAAAAACTGACCATCCAATTAAACGAAAATCAAAAGGCGGTTGACCGCATCCTAGATGCCAGGAAGCGCGGTGCGATCTCTGCGCCAGTAGGAATTGAAGACGATCTACTAAAAAGAATGGCAGAAAGAAAGGCGGAGATAGCCAAACTAGAAAAAATATTAAATCCGCCGTTTGTCCCGAACGATAAAAAGTCCAGTCGCGTATTAGTAGACCGCGTGGCCGCAGAAGCAAGGGCAAAAGAAACAGAAAGGGGGATCAAGAAGCAGGAAGATGCCCTTACAAAATTCCTAAACGCGCAACAGGCATCAATCGAAAAACAATCCGAATTTAACGCCTTACAAAAGGCCGGTATTTTCTTAAACACCATCGGCAAGACTGGCGAAATAGAGAGTGTGCGCCAATTGGTGCTTGGGCAGGCAGCGCAGATCGACGCGGAAAAAGAACTGTCTGATGCCCGGAAGCTGTCGCGAGCGCAGTCCGTTGCGGAGGGTGATGCTTTTGCGGCGCAATCAGAGTCGATTGAAAATGCAAGAAAGGCGATGCTTGATCTTGCCGAGCCTACGGCGAGCCTGCTGCGGCAGTTGTCTGAGTTCGATAAATTTGAGGGATTCATCGACCCTGAAATTCTTGACGCGGCGCGCTTCGCCATTCAAAATCAAATCGAGGATTTAGGCAAACTCAAAGACACGGGCAAGGACACATTTGCGGATTTGCGGGCGGCTGTTGAGGGGTGGGGGAACGCGTCTGCGCAGGCGCTTGTTGACTTCGTCGTAACTGGCAAAGCATCGTTCGGGAGTTTTGCCCAATCAGTAATTGCCGACCTCGCAAAAATGGCAATCCAACAAGCAATTACAAAGCCGTTATTCGCTTTCATCGGTGGATTCTTGCCGGGCGCGCCAGTCAAGTCGGCAAAAGGCAATGTATTCAACAGTCCGGGGCTGTCATCGTTTTCAGGTTCCGTCGTGAGCAGACCCACGTTGTTCCCCTTCGCGTCCGGCATCGGCTTGATGGGTGAGGCTGGGGCCGAGGCAATCCTACCGCTCAAGCGTGGATCTGATGGCAAGCTGGGCGTATCTGGTGGCGGTGGCGGGGCAGTAACGGTGAGCGTCAGTGTTGACGCGAGTGGCACCAAGGCCGAGGGCGACAGTGCGCAATCTTCCGCTCTTGGGCGCATGATCGGCGGCGCAATCCGTGGGGTTCTATTGCAGGAAAAAATGCCTGGCGGACTTTTGGCCTAACAATAAAAGGGAATCGACATGGCCACGTTCACATTTAGCCCGGCACCCGGAGCAACTGAGGCAAAGAAGCCGCGTGTAAGGGCTGCTATTTTTGGCGATGGCTACCAGCAGCGCGTAGGGGATGGCATCAACAACCGGCCTCGGTCATGGTCGCTGCAATTCAACGGGTCGACCACGAGAATTGATGAGATTGATAATTTCCTGATCGCCCGTAATGGCGCGGAGTCATTCGATTGGGTGCCGCCGTCTGGGGCTACTGGAAAATGGATATGCAAGTCATGGTCGCGGTCAGTGCCCGCGCTGAACGTGCAGAGTATCACCGCAACGTTCGAGGAAGTATTCGGAGAATAATGTGATTTCTTCGGACGTCCAAAAACTTAATCCTGGTTCGCTGGTAGAGTTGTTTGAACTTGACGCCACGGCTATCGGCGGCGACGTTCTGCGCTGGCACTCAGGCGTGAATGAGCTTGGCAACGATGTAGTTTGGAAAACGCTGACTTACTCGCGCTTCCCTGTTCAGGCGTCTGGGTTCGAACGATCTGGAAAAGGCACGCTGCCGCGGCCAAAGATCACGGTGGCGAATATCTCAGGGTTGATCGGAGCGATGGCTAGAGGTCTGGATGATCTGATGGGCGCGAAGGTGACCCGGCGCAGGACGTTCCTGAAATACCTCGACGCCGTGAACTTTACGGGCGGCATCAATGCGCAGGCTGACCCTAACGTGGCGTTTCCGGATGAAATATGGTTCGTTGATCGCAAGTCCGCAGAAAACGGTGTATTCATCGAGTTTGAATTATCCGCGGCTTTCGACGTTCGCGGCGTTAAACTTCCGCGTCGGCAGGCGATACAGAATGTGTGCCCGTGGGTTTACCGGAGCGCAGAGTGTAGTTATACGGGCGGCGCGGTGGCGACTAAAAACGATGTTGCTACGGGGGTGCTGGCTTTGGACGTTTGCGGCAAAAGACTGGTATCGTGCAAACTGAGATTTGGCGAAAATAACCCGCTGCCGTTCGGCGGGTTCCCCGGTACTGGATTGATTCGGTGAACGAAACACTGCTCACTGAAATACGCTCACATGCAGAACGCGACTTCCCGCGGGAGTCATGCGGGCTGATCGTAGTGCGCAAGGGTCGCAAGCGTTATATCCCGTGCCGCAATGTGGCAGAACGCAACGAACACTTTATCATTCATGCCGAGGACCAGGTCGCGGCGGAGGATATTGGCGAGATCGTTATGGTTGTCCACAGTCACCCAAACATTCCGGCGGTACCGTCACAGGCTGATCTGGTGGGCTGTGAACGTTCGGGCGTGCCGTGGGGAATCGTAAACTGGCCGACAGGCGCGGTACATGAGTTTAAGCCGTCGGGCTATGTTCCGCCGCTTTACGGTCGCGTTTTCAGTCACGGCGTTCTTGATTGCTATTCGTTCATCCAGTCCTATTTTTCAGAGACGCTTGGTATCACATTACCGGATTTCGACAGGCCGGATGAGTGGTGGTTAAAAGGGCAGTCGCTGTATTTGGATGGCTTTGCGTCGGCTGGTTTTGTGCTGGTCGATGATATGAAACAACATGACGTGCTGCTGATGCGCGTTGCCAGCCCGGTGCCGAACCATGCGGCCGTGCATCTTGGCGACGGCCTGATCGGTCATCACCAGATGGGACGTTTAAGCTCGAAAGATATTTTTGGAGGTTATGTTCAAAAGGTAACGACGCACACGCTACGTCACAGGAGCCTACTTTGATCACGGTACTGCTTTACGGCTTCCTTGGGCGTCAATTTGGCCGCGTCCACCACTACGCTATCGGGAGTCCCGCCGAGGCTGTGCGCGCCCTGTGTGCCACACGTCGAGGGTTTCGCAAGGCAATCGTAGACGGCGGGGCGTATCGGGTGCTGGTTGGCGGCAAGGATGCGCTATCGGCTGACCGGCTGCCTCATCCTACATCCGAGCGTGAGACGATCAGGATTGTCCCTGTTGTGGCCGGGGCCGGGCGTGGATTTGGCCAGATAATAATCGGTGCTGCGTTGATAATTGCGGCGCCTTATCTCGGGCCTGTTTTTGGTGCGACAGCAGCAACCGCAACAACAGCAGGGGTGGCTGGATTTGCTGGCATCACTGCGGGCACTTTTACCGCAATCGGCATATCGCTAGTTTTAGGCGGCGTATCTCAATTCCTCTTTGCCCCGCCGAAGCCACAAGGCCCGGCAGATCGTCCCGAAAACAGGCCATCATTTGGATTTGACGGCGCGGTGAATACAGCGGCGCAGGGTAATCCGGTATCCATTTTATACGGCAAGCTGATTGTCGGGAGTCAGGTGATTAGCGCCGGGCTATCGGTCGAGCAGATATGAAAATGATTCGCGGCTCAGGCGGTGGTGGCAAGGGCGGCGGCGGTGCGAGCGCACGTGTCGCCATTGAATCACCCGACAGCCTTCGCTCAAAACAATTTGCACGAGTGCTCGATCTGGTATCTGAGGGCGAGATCGTCGGACTTGTCGATGGTTTGAAATC